CTACGGATGTTGTGGTCAATTGTCGCATCGACATCACTCTGATAAAAGTGTTGTAAGATAGCGTTGTTATATGGCGAAGCAGGTATTGTGAAACTCTGAGAAAAGTCCGTGTAAGTCTTTGAAATGTCTGCTACGTTTTGTTGCGTGGATGTTACCTGAATCTGCTCATCGTTGAATAGTTCGAGTCTTTGTCCTTCGATGTATACTTGTACCTTTCTATTCATTAGACTACTGAGTTAATTGTGTCGTAAGCGTATTCAAAGTCTAGTTGGTAATTAATCATATGCGTGTTGATGCTTTTGAAAAGCTCTGTTGATTTCGTGTTTATCTTGACAGGTGATTTGTCTAGTAAGATTCTTTCGCTTAACATTAGTTGTTTAATCACTTCGGAATAACTTTCGTTTACCCAATCCGTGTTTACCTTAACTTGTTCTTTTGCGTTCGTGTTAAATACTTTTCTTTGACCTTCCTGAATATCGTAACTAGGATAGGTTGTAGGCATCAAATTGTATTCCGTGTTTTCAACATTGATTGCTCGGTTACTTGCTTTAAAGAACCACTCAGTTTGCCAAGCTCCGTATTTGTTTACAAAGTCACATCTTACAGGTGTGTATTTACATTCTGCTTTTGGTTGGAAAGTCGCACTCCATACTGTGCTTCCTCCATTGATGATTTCAACACGATTTCCTGCACTTAAATAAGATGAATATACTCTAGGATAGTCTTGTACATTTAAAGTTCCTAAAGACGAAGTTGTATTTGCACCTGTAACTAGGTTGGTGTACTTGATAAAATCTCCTGAAATGTTTTCGATTGTTAAGTGTCCGTAGTTTCCTGTTCCATCTAAATAATAGTTGTACGTTCCTGCATCTAAATGGATTCTGCTTAGATTTGGATTTGCTCCGTCCGTGTAATTTCCGTAGCCTTCGTAAGCTCTGTAAGTAAGTGTTGTTCCAAATTGAACGAATCCACCTGTAGTTTTCTTGAATGTTTTGATTCCAATCCAACACCATTGAGCAGCAGGAGTAGGTGCATTACTTGTCGTGATTGCTTGTAATGTGTTGTGATTGATAAACTCCCTGATGTAAGGAGATAAGTCGTAGTAGGTCGCAGGTGAACTTGACGAAGGTATTTGCTTACTTAATGTGTAAGCAGGTGATGCAGGCATTGGAGTCGTGTTTCCATTCCAAAGAAAGATCTGGATCATTGACGCAGTTTGTCCTGCTTCGTTAATTGTTAGAATGTAAGGTGAACGTGCGAAAATTGCCATCTATTTTTGTGTTGGAAATACTGTGTTATTAAATAATTTTATTGCGTCTATTCCGAATGCTTCTACTAGGTCATTAGGTAAACGCTTGATTGCTTTCTCAAATGGTTTCGTAAAGAATAAACTAGGTTTAATTCCGTTGTAATATACTGACCTTGCAATAGCAAACGACAAAGACTTTCGGCTTTTAAACTTTCCTTTTTCTCTTGGTGCTAATCCTTTACGAACTACCCACTTGTCAAATGCTTTTGCTGGTGGCATTTTGTTCGTGTATTTGAAGTCCGTGTTGTACTTCTTTTTAATACCTGAAACTCCTTTGTCTTGATAGATTCCGTACTCGTCCATTGAGAACTCCATCTCGAATGAATTAGGATTAGCTTTGACATTACCTTTAATAGAGTTATACAATCCCTTAGAGACGTTTTTACCACCTCTCGTAAGATTTGCTTTAGCTTGACTAATTACATAGTCTCTAAACTTGTTTAACTCTAGTTGTAATTCACTCTGTTGCATCCGTGTTTTCAGTAGGCTTTGCAGCTTCGTTTAAGATATTCAAGATTGGAACTCCGAACTTCATCGGTAATTCACTTAAGATTTGTTCTAATTGCTTTACTTGTTCTTCGTTTAATGTTAACATAGTCCGTGTTTTAAATAATTACTACCCCGATTGCTTCAGCGACATACTCGTTCACAACTGAATTATCTACTCCCCAAGTTAAGAATTGTTCCTCAGTCAAGGTATAGTTATCTTGAGCTAATGTCTTACCTTCTTCGGTTAGTAATTGCCAATAGGTCGTGCAAGTCGTTGCGTCCGTTGGGAAGTTCAAAACTAACACGGATAATCGTGTCGCAGTACCTTCGTTTAGTGGATATACGATTGGTTGAATCGCTACTCCTTGTGTTGTTGTTGTTTCCATTTTATTTATTTGTTTATAAAGTTATCCAAGATGTGCCGTCATAAAAACACGGACGATTTAAAGTTGAGTCATATATTTGAAGTCCCGCAACGGGTGAAGCAATGGCGTTCTTTTGTGTTGTTGTCATTCGTGGAGGTAGGAAGCCTTTTGAAGTAGAAGTCAAATCTAATACCGCTGAAGCGTTTGCTTGTGGCGCACCCGCTCCCGAATCCGTGCTTATTGCAACTGCTTTTCTAGCGTGGTCAAAACTAAAATAATAGTTAAAAGTATATCCTACTGCAAGTTTACTAGCGCTATTACTTTGAATTAGGTAAATAGGATTGCTTGAGCCATCGTTGTAAAAACGTAATGATTGTGCTGTGTAATCTAATGTTAAAGCGTCACCCGTAGCTTTTAACCTCGCAGTCCCGTTCACATCTAACTTGAAACCTGCATCGGTTGTTGTGTTGATTAAGAGGTTATTAGATGTTGTAAGACGCATTTTTTCTGAGCCATTTTGAACCCAAGTAAAAAACCAACCCATTCCACCTCCATTAACAAAACGAAATTCTCCTGAGCCACCTAACCCTTGTATTCCCTGATTTTGTCCTATATTACCAATAAGATTTACTCCTCCGTCAATAGAACCCGATACTGATAATTTATACAAAGGACTACTCGTTCCAATACCTACGTTGCCTCCGTTGAATATTACTTTTCCGTTTGTTGTTTCAATTGCTCTGAAATCAGATGCCGAAGTTAAAGTTGGATTAACGTATAGTCCACGTGTGATTCCATTTGCTCCACCCGTTTGGTTGATAGTCGAAACAATATCCAATAAATTAAAAACCCCCGTTCCGCTTGTTGGTGCTATGTTGTTTTGTAATCTTAATGCGTAATAATCACCCGTTGTTGCGGTGTGGGAAGTAGAATTTGCAATCATATAGCCACTCGCTCCACTTGCGGTATATTGCAACTGAGAAGAAGTTAAGTTCGTTGAGTTAAATTGCCCAAGTTGCAATTGATTCCAAGCACGAATGTTCGTATCTGATTCAAGTTTAACGCCGCTACTTATAGACGTTTGTGTTCCCGCCATTATCGAACTCACTCTCGCAGTACCATTAACGTCAAGCTTGAATCCTGCGTCTGTGGTGGTGTTGATTAGGACGTTGCCCGCGTTAATCGTTAGGTAAGCAGTTGTACCTACGCTATCCCTAAACTCAAAGTTGTTAGCAGTGAAAACACCTCCCGCATTACCCGCGCCATTTCTTACATTGGTAATAAACATACCAAATTCAGTAGTGGATAAATTTCTAACTAATCTAATAAATGAACTTCCGTCTTGTTGTAGAACTAATGTTGTGCTTGGACTACTCGTTCCAATCCCTAAACGCTTGTTCGTATTATCCCAAAACAAGTTAGCTGATTCTTGCACTACATTTCCCGTACCTTCAAACAATACACGTCCAACAGTACCCGAAGTGATTGCAGTCGTACCGATTGTGATTCCCGATGCTCCTGCAGGTGATATCTCAACGTATGCCGAACCTGTCCAACGATATGTCTTGTTCGTGTCCTCTGCTATGAAGATTGTTTTTAGCGTACCTGTTGCAGGGAATGCTGCTAGGTTTGCGTAGTTCTTTACCTGTGATGGTATGTTAACGTCTATTGCCATACTAAATTTATAAGTTGATTGCTTAAAGTTGCAAATGTTGATGTCGCTACTTGTGTTCCGTCTATTTGTAGATTCAATGTCGTGTTAGGTAACGTTAATGTACTTCCTGATTGAACACTTGTTGAGTAACTTCCGTCCGTGTTTATCACGAATGCAGGTGAACAAAACGGAGCATAACTACCAGTATCGCAAATTGTCATATCGTTAGGAACTACAACATCAAATGTCATTGTCCATCCTGCTAGTAAGTTCTCGAATCGTTCTGTAAATGGCTCTAACGTAGGATCTGTTTCTACTACGAATTGCTGATCCCAGAGATTACCGTGAAGCATCTGTTGGTAAGCCCTGTTTAAAACGTGGTGCTGAGTATTTAATACGTCAAGCTCATTGTTGTTTTCTTGGAATGTATCTGTGACTTCCGTCTTTGAGATGTCAACGATATCCATAGCAATTACAGAAACGTTAAACGTCTGCGTGTTATCTGACAACGTAGAACTATTAACCATTATGTGCGTTAACGGAAAGATAGTTTGTTTGTTTAAGTCTACCTGAAAGATATCTCCTTGCGTTACCGTGTTGACAATCTCGTCATTGTCGAAATGTATCTTTAATTTGTTTAGTATGTCGTAGAATCCTATCATCGTTTCATATTGCGTTCAAATTGTCTTCTTTCAATGTCTGTTTTTTGCTTTTCAAAGACGAGATAGGTGAGACATTTAGTAAGTTTGTAATTGGTAACTTCATCGAATCTTGTAATGTCTCCTTGAGCGATTGCATATATTGATTGATACCATCCCCATCGTTTTGCAAATTGAGTTGTTTCTGAAAAGTCGTTGTAAGATTCTTGTTCTTCTTCATCTCCTTCTCCAAATAATTCAGGGTAGCCGTTAGTAACTCGTTTCCTAAACTCCAAAAAAAAACACTAGATGCTATAACTACATCCAAAGGTGCGAACTTCATTAAATCTTGGAAGTCTTTGTTTGGTTCGTAAGGCAGAACATCGTATTTATCTTTTCGTGTTTTGATAATCGGACGATACATAACTGCCATTGCTTTGTGGTAGCTTTCCCAATTTGTAAGATGCGATTCTAAATCTACATACTCACCGAAAGAAATCTGCTCAAGTTCTGGAATGAATCCAAACTCAATCTCTCCATCGTCTGAAATAATTTTAAACCTATTTTGGAACTTAGGTTTCTCTGAGAATAACTTTGTGAAGTGTGCTATTAGCTCATTTAAGCTCGTTAGCTTCATTTTAACTACGTCCTTTAATGATATACCGCAAAAGATTTCAATCATCTTCTGAGCGACAAATTCTTCATCGTTGGAATCTGCCTGAATTTTAAGAAACTCTTGGTAGTGTTTAAGTGGTATTTCACTTAAGGAAGAAGGTACGTTAATTTCTAACTTCATAATATATAAACTTATTTGTTCTTGTTTTGTTGCACTAAAATAATGTCGTATGCTGCAGTTAACATTTGGAAGTGTCTCCTGATCATCATAACATCATCGAATACTATTGAAATCCGTTTTCCTGTACGCTGATAGATGTAGTCCTCCACTACTCTTTTCATCATTGGTAAATCATCTGATGTTGTATTGTCCATAGTTCTTTTTTAGTCCTAGTGTTTCCATCTCGTGATAACGTAGTGCGTCAATGGCGTGATTGTAATGGTCAATAGGTACGTTTGTTTTCTCTCCGTCTTTCTTTACGCTCCAACAATAGCTTCTAAGCTCTTTGATTAGGTTTGTACTGGAACTTGTAACTAAGTATTCTTGACGCTGCATTACGTCAATTCCGAACTTGATTGAGTCAACTCCTTTCGTTACTCCTTTAATCATCTTTCCAAATCTTCTGATCTCTTCTATTGATTTAGGCTCTGAGCTATCAGCATAAATTGTGACGTGACTAGGCAGGATCTTAGCAATGTCTGAGTTGACCATTCCTGTACGGTAACATATTTCGTTTATGATTCTCTTTCCGTTGTAGTTGTAGATCTCTATTGCAGAAGTAGGATCGTTCGTGTATCCAAAGTCAAGTCCTATTCCTATTAACTTAGCTTCGCCTGGAATGTTATCGATCATCTTCCAATTATCAAAGATTACTCCTTCTAAACTACCTATCTGTCCTAATCCATAAACACGCCACCAATTAGCCCAATATGAACTCGTTGCTGCTTTCTCACGGTTCTTTTCTATTTGGCTTACGATTGATTCATCAAGA